TTCTCAAATAACCAATCGTCCTCAAGATTAAAGAAGTATTCTGTTTCAACCAACGCAACCAAATAATCCCACGCGGCACTCAAGCCGCGCTTAGTGCCTTCGTGCCATGTAATTCCTTTGTCTGAATACTTCTGCTTAATGTAATCGGGTATAGGCGTAACACTATCATTGTGAACATGAAACGCAACGTAAGGATAGGCGTTCAATGCAAAGAAGCTGTCTAGTGTATGTTGGAACAAATCCCAACGGTCGCAGCTAGTCATTATGATTGTTATAGGTTGTTTCATATCCTTTCAAATACTAATAAATTCCTTTCAAGCCAATCGCAATTCGGGTCAACATTCACACGGGCTTCATTGGTTGCTGCTTCATTCAGTTTAAACCCCCTGCTTTCCACATCAGTAATCACTTCTTTTTGGTCGCGGCAGTTTATGTGTCCTATGCCAGGCTGTCCAATGCTTGCCCAACTTAAAATCAAATGCTTGTCGCAGTTATCACAAAGTGTTTTCATGAAGTTTTCTTGGAACTGTTTATCAATATGCTCCCCAACTTCCAGAGAAACAACTGATGAAAAATGCGCAAATCTGAAATGCTTAGTCAAATCTGCCTTTATAAACGAACTACACAACATTTCTATTTTGTCATTACCATCAATAGCACATACTTCAAAACCATTATCGTCAAGATATGCCATATAATACCCATTCCCACACCCAAAGTCCACAACGGGCGTATCTTTCGGCAAGTAATTAGCAAGCCACTTAGCAAACTTCAAACTGCTTTGGTGGTGTTCCGCATCTTCTTTTGTCCAAATTCCGTTCATATAATTCGTTTTGATTGTTTACGTGCCATGATAAATTCGTTGCGTATCTTATCAGCGCTGTAAAGGTAATGAGTGCCCCAATCCTTTGCAAGATTGTTTGCAGATAATCTCTTGCCATACTCAGTGTGCCGCGCAATCATGTAGTCAATGTTGATGTATTTGTAATGTCTGCAACGATAAACACGTTCGCTGAATTTTACTTGCCCTTTTGGATTAGCATGGTGCGCCCCTGCTGAATACCCAATCTTATACACCTTGCTTGCATCAAAGCAATACATTTTATCATAGCTTTCAGCCCGTACCCCGTTGGTAATGCAGTCAATGTTGGTATTATCCCAAATGTTGACCATGTTGTATCCTTCAAAGCGGATAACGCTCACACCTTCTTTGGCTTCATTGTACAAGTCCTCGGCTGTGATGTCGCACAACTCATCAACATCGGCAACGATTACCCACCCGTGAAGATGTTTCCACGTTTCGTTTTTGATGTGCAAATAGGTTGCATCGTCTAATTTTCCGCCCGTGTCGTACTCAATCACTTGGCATCCGTTATCTAGTGCTATCTGCTGAGTGCGGTCTGTGCTTTGATTATCCCAAACGATTATTTCGCATTGCGGAAAGCGTTCGCGGTAATGCTTAATAAAGTGAGGCAGCATTAACTCCTCGTTGTAAGCGATTGTGATTATTGTCATGTTATCCATTTTTACCTGCGCAATATTGGCACTTTTATTTGAGATTTCCTATTAATTGTTTCGGAGGCATATCGCAGCGCATCCCAAAAGTGATTGTGCAAATCAATAGGCGTATTAGTTGCGTTGCCGTTAACATCTATCTGCCACGAATACCATTGCACCTCACGCCATGCATTTTTACTATCAGCAGTAATAAATAGCGGCATACCCTTTAGCTTATCAATGCCACCCGTTACGCTACCTGCGCCCTTTATACTAGCTTCAACCCTAAACCCGTGCATGGTTATCTCCTTAATCATTAAAGGCTCGGCACTATCCGCTATTATCTGTCCTTTAACCTGCAACTGCTTCATTCGCCTTGCTATTTCGGAGGCGGTCAATCCCGTTTCATAAATCAATTCCCTAGCATACAGTGCCCCATCTTCATAAACACATTCAACCAAACACGTAGGGTCTTGGGTCTTGCCAAAGTCCAACCCATAAAAGCGCGTGCCATTGGGTAAGTCAGTGCATCTTTGAGCGTGTGTTATTATCTGCCCTTTGCGCCCTGCACCACGTTCACCCCTGCCGAAAACCTGAAAGAAGTCAGGGTCAGTTTGTTCATACTTGCTAATCTCTGCAATCTGCAAGGGAGTAAGGAACGGATTGTCTTTGAAAGTAGTAATCAGTTTTGCCGTCTTTGGTCTGTTAAGTATGTCATCATAAAGCCAATGCTCCATACCAACTGGCTCGGACGGGTTAAAGTCAATGATAACTTTATGGGTGGTTCTTATTAGAAGCTGGTCAACAATCGAGCGCGGCAAGTTGTTAGGCTCATTCAGCCAAAGGATATGCCGTTTGCGTCCCCTTGCCTTTATTTCAGTATCAACGGAGTAGTAGTTGAAATAATTTCCGTTAATCTCTATCCGCTTGTCAGTCTTGTTATGCTTGCTTTCGCTGTACATTCCAACGCTTTCAAGCACTTCGATAAATTCCTTTAAGATGGTAGCTTTAAGCACTGGTAAGCTGTCCCTAACAGCGTCAACCTCTATCCCTGCTTTAGGGTATTTATTAAAAAGCCAAATTATAAATTGATAGATTGAATGAGTTTTGCCTGAGCGCGAACCGCCTTGCAAACAAATAAAATCTCTATCATAATGTTCGTGTAGGAATAAATAATTAGGATTATGCTTTGCTGCCATCAGGCGTTTCCTTTAACCAATCTGGAATCTTCTTTTCAGATACAGCAATGTCCATCGACTGCTTTGCTTTGCCATACGCCCTATCCAATAACACCTCCGCAGCCCTTACATCACCTTTGGCAGCTTTTGCCCTTAATGCCATTAAAATAACCTTTGCAGCTTCAATACCGTCTTTTTCTTCGCCAAGTACATCAGCAAGTAATTTATCCAATTCAGGCAACTTTTTGGGTCGCCCGTTTGGATTTCCTGATTGTCCTTTTTTAAATGGCTTTAAATTCTCTTTATTTGGATTTGGATTCATTGTTATTTCTCTGTTAATCTAAACCTACAAATGCCTTTAAAGGGTAAAATACAAGTGAGTTTCTATAACCTCCTTCGTGTGTTGGGATAATAGGTGTCACTCCGTGAATATTTTTCCAAGCTGGGTAAACTAGTATAGAGTTGTCTTGCTGGCCTATTGTGGCGTTATAATCGGGTATATGTAAATCGCCACCTTTTGAATTATGTTTTTTGCAAATAATCACGTTTACTGCTCCAACTATATTACCAGTATCACGGTGAAATGGTGCAGAAATATTATAGTTTGAAATTGAACTTGTAAATAAATTTCCAAACCTCCATTTCTCTGGCACGTCTTTAAATAGTTCTACTTGCCTTTCGTATTGCTTTGGCAATATTTGTTTTATGAGTTGTTCGCTTTCCTTTGCCAATAGTAACATTGCCTTTATGAATGTTTGTGATTTTTTTTCTTCATGAACTCGTGAAATACTTGGATATGGCCTTCTCATGTGTGGCTTGGGGGGGACAGAGCCTAATATAGCACTCATTTGTTTTACTACATTTTTATATTTCCATATCCCTTTTTCTTCATCAAAACCATCTGTAGGTTTTCTGTTCATTAAAGTCTTGTTAACATTTTTGCTATTAAACTCGGCATTCGCCAAATCAGCAAGTTTGCACATTTTCTCAGGCATCTTTGTAATGTAAAATCCTATTGGCTCACCATCAGCGTAAAAAATGCAATCTTCTGTAACGTTTGGTTCAATATATTCACAAATATCGCCAATTTTTCTATTGTGTTCTACTTGCATTAAGTCAATTCTTTTCATTTTACTATTTTTTTATAATGAATTGCTAATGCTTTTACGTCTGTTTTCATATCAATACGTTCGCCTTTCTTTTTTAATGTAACGAATGGATACCACTCTTTGCACATTTTTTTCGCTGATTCTTCATCTTTTTTTGCTCTGTATTCGTTTTGCAACCCGCCAGCGTTTGTGCCTACATCTGGACACGAAAACCAAAAATGGTTAAATCTTAAAATTCCGTTACCGTTTTTTATTGTTTGGAGTGCGAAATCTCTATCTTCTTTTAAATTAAATTCAGGCCTATAATTCCACTTAATTTTTGAAACGTTCATTAATACGCAAACCTCAGCAAATTTTTTATTTATTGTATACATTGTCTTCTCGTGCCAAGCGTGCTGCGTGTAATTTATACCTATTAATTCAAAAGGCAGTTGTTTTGCTTTATGTGATATTTCATACCAAATTGAGGCGTCTTTTTTTATTGTTTTACCATTGTAAACACCAAAAGAAGCAACATCGTCATCGCAAATCAAAACCCATTCATAATTATTTTTACGAGCATAATTAAGCATAAAATTACGGACATACCCAATGCCTTTGTCATTTTCTAAAATTGATACTTTATTAGGAACTTCGTATTTTTCAATTTCTTGTGGCTCAATAAAATGTTTTACTTCAATACCTGCGTCTTGAAATAATTTATATGTTTTTGTATTTAAACGGCCTTTTGTTGGAATAAAACAAATCATACTTTATCCTTTTCAGATTTCAGGTATTCCATAATCATACCACCTACATAAGCTTTTTGTTCCCGCCAAAATTTTACAAGTTGGTACGCTTCATCGTAATGCTCAGGCTCAAATTCTATTTGTATTGCTTTTTTTACTCCGCCTGCCATTTCATTTAGCTGGGCTGATACGTCTTCACCATCTAAAATAGAATAATCAATATCAGGTGCAAATTGAGGCACATCCAAGCCCCATTTATATAATTCTTCACTATCCCACTCATTAGCCAACATACTCCAATCCCACTCACCTCCTGAAACATTATCCTTTATAATAAACTCTTTTTGCTGTTCTTCGGTTAAGTCATCAGCTAAAATTATCGGAACTTCTTTTAATCCTGCTTCTTTACAGGCTCTTAACCTCATATTACCACCAAGTACAACCATATCAGCATTTACCACAATAGGGCGTATTTCGAGCATTTGCGGAAAGTCTTTTATGCTTTGCACAAGTTTTGCAAACTTGTCATCCTTAATTATTCTAGGATTGTTTGGGTTTGCTTTGACCTCTGATATTTTTACTTTTTTACTATTCATGCAGTGCAAATCTAAATAAACTAATTCACTTGGTAAAGTTCGTCAAGTTCTATTTCGGTTAGGTTCATAGCAAGTATTTAAAAGCAAAAAGCCCCACAGTATACGGCTGTGAAGGCTTTGGTTGCTAGTTGGAAAATGGAACAAACCAACTAAAGTCTTTA